CTTTACGTTTACATTACCACATAAATTATACTGGTCGTACAAGATTAGCTGTAGAACGCGAAATCTTTGAACGACATTTTCAGGTTGTCGAAGACGATTTTTGTAATAGAATCGGCTTTGTACCTAAAAATTCAGATGAGCATCGATCCATCGGAGTTGAGCTTAACGGTTCAATCTTATTGCAAAAAGTTCTTGGTGATGAAATTCGCCATAAACTTAAACAATTTGGTTTGGACCTTAACTCACAGGCTCGTAACGTGCATTTTGCAAAGGTTGCTAAGACTTTTCAATTTGCGACAATTGACATAGCTAATGCTTCAAACACATTAAGCTATGAAGTTGTTAAACTTCTATTACCTAAAGATTTCTTTGATTTGTTAAATTGCTTCAGAAGCAAAAACGGTCAATGTAAATCACTAAATTATTCATGTAAATATGAAATGTTTAGCAGTATGGGTAACGGGTTTACGTTCGAGTTAGAATCACTAATATTTTACGCAACCGCTTTGGCTTCCACTATGGTCGCCGAAAATTGTAACTTAAGAGACGCTAAAAAACAAGTGGCTGTTTATGGGGATGACTTGATTGTCAATCAACATACGGCTCCGACTCTGATAGCAGAATTAAATTACATCGGTTTTGAAATAAACGCAGACAAAAGTTTCTTAAAAGGTAACTTTTTTGAAAGCTGCGGTGGTGATTTTTACGATGGTGAAGATGTTAGACCATTTTTCCTTAAACGACAGATTTTAACTGTTAAAGATTGCTATTTTCTATGCAATTCTTTATTATTTAAAATCATCAGAACAAAGTCGAATTTTTTATTTCCGGCTTATTTTGAAGCTCTAAGTTCATTAAATAGTACCTGTATTCCAGATTTCGGACCTCTACATTTTGAGGAGAAGAAACATGGGTATAGGGAAGTATATGATGACCTAGAGGCCGTTTTACGCGTTCCATTATTATATGCACAATCTCATGGAGGTGTCAAGTTTGACCCCACCTTGTTTGCTTGGGTATATAAAAAATGGATTAGCGTTTCCGTTGAAGTTCCACTAAGTTTAAATAGACAGTACGCGGTTCAATCCGCAAAATACTTGACATTTTTAGATGGCACTTTATCTGGAAAGGCAGTTCTAACAGGCAAATCCAATATTAAATTGGTTCGATGTTCCTCTTCCTCTTGGAATGGTTCATTAAATTGTAAGCAAGTATCCGCGTTGTCCCGAGTCTTCGGGGCGTAGCCTGTGCTGCTTATTACTGTTCTTTCACTTCTCCAGAGATGGAGAGTGAGTCTAAAGAACCTTCCTTTTTACCAGGATTTCAGAAACAATTGAAATCTTGGGCCAGACGTATCACGCGAGTGAATACGGATGGTTAAGGGCGTCTCGTCGCTTG